TAGCCCCGGTCAAGGCTATGATTTCATTCTACAAGAACATAGTTTTTATTTCAACAAAAAGTCCACCCTAGTTATGATAGAGTGGACTAAAAGAAGAGTAAACAAATGAAAAATTGGATTGGTTGGTATGAGTCTACATTACAACTTTTATTAATTAAACTCAACCAATTTATGACGATTTTCTAATCAAGAATATCTATTACATTGAAATAATGCTAAAATAAAAAAATCGAGGAGTACTAGGCACACTTCCCCAAGCATTACCGCCTAATACTCCTCGTAGAGTATTGCACGCACCTACTAATCTATAGGATAAAGTTGGTTAATGCAAGTAAAACGAATATGATCTATGCACAAGACCGCCGTATCGGGCTATTTATTTATAAAAAAATACCACTCCCATTACGGAGTGGTATTTTTGTGATTTGGATATACTAAACGATTAACTTGAAACGTCATTTTTGAACATCAGTTTCATAGATCCAACCAGAAATACCCTCAAGCTTGTACTTACGATAACTAGTACCTGTACCAACATTCACTGGTGCAATATCGATTGTATCGACTTTTTTTACACTTTTTGATTTCTGAGCAGATGTCAATAGCGTTCCCTCTACTGTTCTCTGTGCTGCTGCTTTAAATTTAACAATTTCACCATTAGAAATATAGGTAGTTGTTGGAGACCACTTCTCCAGATCACGTTCTAAGGTCCAGTGATTAATAATTGTAGGTGTTTGAACTTGTTTTACAAATACTAAGTTATGCTCACCATTTCGACCGGTGTCGTCATACTTAACACCCGTTACTTTTCCAGCAAGTTTCTTGTCGCTATCACTAATTAAGTCACCATTAAAGTAATGAGTAGCATTGTTTTTGATATAAATAACGTCATCCACTTTGTACTTAAATGGAGGATTAGCATCCTTTAATCGGTAAAAGTATACTGGCAATCCACTATAATCTCCCATCCAATTTGTAGCTGGCGTCGTTACGATTCCATTTTTCCCGCCTCCTAAGGTACAATGAATAATATTTGTACTATCAACAAAAACCCCAGTGTGTCCATCCGAACCGCCAGAGTTTCCCTTGTACCCTGCAACAAAAATATCCCCCCGTTTCACTTCAGAACGAGTAATCGAAGTAAGCAATTTGCCTTCTAGCGCAAAAAGTGAATCTGTATTTCCAATCCCTGTACCCGAAGGTAAGAAACCTCCTGCAATCAATGAGAAATACACAGCCGAACTACAGTCATAACTATTTGGTCCTAAACGTGAATTCATTGAATAAGTTACTTTACCTTCTCGATCCTTAAACCATTTGATCATATTTTCAATACTAGCCATTTTTAATTTCCCCTCTCTTTTTAACCATGCGTCCATGGTGAACGTACGTCCTTAATTAAAGAATAAACCATGATAGGTATTGAAAGAGGTCAAACCGATAACCATCCTAATCTTTTTGCGATTTCATTAATAAATTCAGCATCTCTTCTCTTTATAGTAGATTCGCTTAGAAAAGTTTCCGCAGATACAACCGCTATACATTTCTTAGAATGGCCGTTGTAATACTTCACGAAAAATATATCTCTAACATCAAGTGTTGAATCTTCTAGAACACCATTGACCACTCTTAAAAAGGATTTATAAAACAAAATTTGATTCATTGTCCAACTTGGATTTTCTTCACCTAATGGGTATTCCATATAAGGATTTCTATCTGTTGCAATAATGTCTGAGAACTCTTTAAACGTTTTTTCGATCTTTTTATATTGCCATAGTATACTGCGAATGTGTGCTCTGGTTTCATTAGTCATTCTGACAACTCCTATCAATGGTTTTCAATTATTTACGAAATAGTTTTAAGGTAATTTGTTGGTATTCAATGCTTTTTGCAAGGCAGATACCATGCTCGAAACAGGACTAATAATACCGTCTGGCATAGTACCCAATCGTTTTTGGAATGCTTTGATTGTCGCTTGTCCCATTAGACCATCTACTGTTACGCCCAAATACTTTTGCAATGCCACAACAACATTTGATCCAATCAAAGAATTATCGAATACAGCAGCATAAATGTTCTGATTAAATTTTTGCTTGTATTGGTGGCTTATAATGCCATCTTTACCCGCAGTATCAAAGTATTCTTGCAAGCGTCTCGCCGTAGCATTGCCGAATTGCCCATCGATTGCTAATTGAATCATCTGTGGATTGTTTTCGGTAGGTTTAACATCACCAGATGCAACAATTCGATAAAAATGATGCGTTAACCGGGTACTCATGTATGAATCATGACTATCTGTATGGATTCCATTCCAATAATACGAACAATGAATGAAACTCTTATTGCTTAGGAAAATACCTGTATGTCCCCCTGATCCGTTGGATTGACCAGGAGTACCAGCAACAAAAATATCTCCACGTTTCACTTCTGATCGACTGATTTTTTTCAGTTTAGTACCTGACATTGCAAACAATGTTTCAGTGTTACCCATCGATCCACTAGGCAGAAATCCACCAGCGATCATGGAAAAGAACACAGCAGAAGAACAGTCGTAGCTTTTGGGTCCTAAGCGACTTGTCATTGAGTAGGTTACTTTACCTTCACGATCAGTCATCCATTTAATCATTTGTTCAATGTTCATGTTGATCATCCTTTCAAATTAAAAAGAGTAGCTAACAGCTACTCCTTCTTGTCTGTAAACTCTTGTCCGTCCCCATAATCAGGTTTCTGTTCATCTTGATACTGGCTGCTAGCGATATTTAAGAACACACCAGCTAATGTTGCAGCAGCCGTGATCGTTCCGACAATAATTTCTGTCGAGAATCCATATAAACCACCTAGAGTTACGATAAACGCCGTGATACCTGGCACCCCAACGGTTAAAACTTTTTTAGCTAAATCGTACTGTTTATTAGTTAACTTCATATTACTTCCCTCTTTCTTTCCATAAAGATTTTAATTGTTCACCATGTTCAATCAATCGATCGTTGTGTTTATCCAAACGCTCATCATGTCGCTTTAATTCATCATGAATTGCAACGCGATCTGATTTACTTGCTTCTAAATCTCTGGTTAATAAATCAAGATTATGAGCCAGTTTTGTCAGATTATCTGCAATTTTTGTAAAATTGGACATTACTGGTTTAATTACGAATGCCAGCATTCCGATAATTGTCATAATCCAACCAGCCCAAGTTGCTAGCTCTCCTACATTTAACATGTGCCACCTGCTTTCCTAAAATAAAAGGAACAAGCGCTATGCTTGCTCCTCTGTTAACATTTCTATGAGTTTTGCTTTAGAAACACGATTGATTTCACTTAGATCAAGATCTTCTGGTTTAACAGTAATTTGTCCATACGCAGATTCCCTTTGATCATTTTGTGCATCTACAGCAATGTTGTATTCCAAAATTTTCCCGTCAGCTGAGTAAACAGGGGTAATGCTGATCCATCGAAACATAGTCTTTCCTCCTCTACAATGCAATCCTTATCCCACCAAAGGAAACATAGTTTCCTCCATTTGGTGTGTTAATTTGGATTTCCCCAGTTGCCAATACAACTACCCGAGCACCTCTTTTGGTGCTATCCGCAGCGGGTACCAGTTCATTCCTTGTTGGTCTAAATCCAGCTGGTAATATACCTCCTGTTGGTGAGGCTGTTGTACTGAAATCGCCAGAAGTCGGCTTGATCTGACCTCTTAGTTGCAACTCCCAAGATCCGTCAACTAATTGAACTTTCCGATACTGACAGGGGTTATTTTCTGCTGTTGTAAATCCTGATGCATAAGATAAATTTGTCCAACTTGCAGGGTTTAAAGCTGCTGCAGGCAGGTAGCCACCCACACCAGACTCCACCATATACAATTTCCCTTGCCCTAATTGAGTAACTCTTGAAGGTGCGGAAGGACCAGATTTGTAGGTATCAACGAATCCTTGTACACGATCCATTGTGGTTGTCCAAGTTGATCCGTCTGAACCTGTTCGTGAGATAGTCACATTCCCATCTTTCATAGTAGTAGTTCCAGTATAAGTTACACCAGAATCTGTATAGGAAAATGTATTTACAATCTCTGCTCCTTCTAACCTTTTGAACACCCCATTCTCAGAAAGAATATTGGTAGCAAGTAAGTTATCAATAGGCATCCCCCACATACTCCAAGCAGTGCCGTCAAATACTTTAATGATCTGAGG